GCATTTGGTTTTGTTCTACATACTTATCAAACATCCAAGGATGATCAAAAGGTTTATAATAATCTCTATTACTTAGTAGACTCATTTTCTTGCTCCTTCAATTCTTCATACTTATCTAGTAACCACAACCAATAGAGTTGTGTGTATTCTTTTTCTTCTAAATGTTTACTCTGTCTAGTATTGTTTTCATCACAATAATCTAGCCACATCCTTCTACAAAACTGTTTAAACGATGTATTTGCCATTAGAAATGATCTCTTAAAGCTTTTAATTTTTCTTCAGCACTTGTTAAGTTATCTAGTAACTTATCCATGTCATCTATTATATGTGGATGTTCTCCTACTCCTACACTAACTTCAAAGTAATTATCTAATTCAGCTTTAGCTATAGCTATATCAGCTTCATACTTTTTATGTAGTGCATCAAATTTAGTTTCTCTTCTTGTATCTTGACTCATAATTATCCTTCACAACTTAGACATTCTATGTCTTCTAATTTAACTCTTGGAATCTTTACATTAACATTCTCTGCATTACGAGCAGCATTTGATCTAAAGTAATATAAAGACTTTAACTTATTAACACCATACCAATGAACATCATTTACATACTGTAAGTATTCATCATGTACTTCTTGAGACTCGGTAGCTTTTGGCATATTAAAGAAAAGGTTTACACTTTGACTTTGACATACGTATTGTTGTCTCATGTGTGCGTGTTCTACTAAATAGATTTGATTAATCTCAGG